GATCTCCGCGAGGGAGTTACAGTCTCTCGAAAAAGTCGAATCGACGTAAGCCGTTGATTTTTTAGATAATAATTTCAAACACATATCCGTTGCTGACAGCAGTTTACTGTTGCGTAGTGACAATACACTGACAAATATCTGAGCATGAGCGAGTTAACACAATCGGAGCTAAACGAGGACATGACCACACTAGGCGTAGGCAGATACCGAGCCAAGGTTGAGTCAGCGAAAGCTCGCGGGGCTGAACTACAGACACCCTACGGTCAACGATTGATGAGAGCCGCTTTGCCTGACCTCAACAAAGCTATTAAGAACTGGCAGGAATCCCTATCAAGAGTAGATAATAAAGCACGATTCCAAATAGAGACGCAAGACCTAGACCCCAAGGTTCTAAGTTTTCTCTCAATCAAAGCTCTACTCGACTGCATTACGCAGAAGAAGACGTTAGCCAGTGCGTCCATCTTTTTAGGCAAGTTGATTGAGGATGAATTGCGCTGTCGCTTTCTAATCGAAAACAACGAAGAAAAAGGGCAGGGCATCATCCTCGGTGCTGTAAGACGCAAAGGCACAGCCGCCAAGACTAGGCATATACGTTCCTCAATGAAACACGAAGCCGACAAAGGTTTGATGGATGCTTGGGAACCGTGGTCACACAGAGATAAGCTCAACATGGGGTTAATTATGACTGAGCTTGTCCGTGTGTCCACAAACCTTATCGAATACACCTACATACTGGAGAAGAGCCGTAAGCGACCTACACGTTACATCAGTGCCACTCCAGATACTCTTCAATGGATTGAGGAGTTTAATGACCACAGAGAATTTATAGAACCCTTCTGGCTACCTACAGTAGAACTGCCAGCCCGTTGGACAAACATTTGGGATGGTGGTTACGACCACAAGGAATCCTATCTACCTAAAGTTCCGTTTATCAAAACGAACAACATGGACTACCTTCGGACTATCACGGGCGCACTGCCTGAGCCGATGGAAGCAACTAATCTAATCCAGCAGACACCTTGGGCAATCAATGACAAGGTAATGCAGGCGATGGAGTGGTGTTGGGAAAATAATGTCATAGTGGACGGACTTCCTAGCCGTGAACAGGAAGCTCTCCCTCCTGTCCCAATAGACTTTAAAGAGAATAAAGAGTCCAACACCACTTGGAGAAGGCAGGCGGCTAAAGTATATAACTCACGGCTCTCTAATACCAGTCGTCGCCTTCTCGTTTCGAAGATACTTTACGTTGCTAAAAAGCTTTCTGGTAATCGTTTCTTTTATCCATCACACGTAGATTTCCGTGGGCGTGTTTATAACATACCTGCCTTTCTTGGCATCCAAGGCCCAGACATCAGCCGTGGTTTATTACAGTTTCACCGACCAGCACGCATTAAAGCTGACGAGGATGTAAAGTGGTTAGCTATCCAAGGTGCAAATACTTTCGGCAACGACAAGCTTACATTAGACAAGCGTGTAGAATGGGCTGAGAGCTTCTCTAAGGACGCTATAGCTATCTACGAGAGTCCTACCACTAATCTTATATGGATGGACGCTGACGAACCCTTCCAGTTCCTTGCGTGGTGCTTTGAGTGGGGTCAGCTACGTAAGACAGGTAAGCTAATGACACAGCTTCCTGTAAATTTAGACGCATCAAACAATGGTCTTCAAATCCTATCTATGTTGATGCGGGACGAATATGGAGCCAAAGCAACAAATGTACTCACAAGTGATTCACCTGAAGATATTTACAGAGTTGTCTCTGACTCCATCTTAGCAAAACTCAAGGGCGATACTCACCCTTACGCGGAAAAATGGATTAAGTTTGGCATCAACCGTAAGCTGGCTAAACGCCCTACAATGGTGTGGCCTTACGGCGGTACGTTCTACTCCTGCCGTGATTATGTTGACGAATGGTATCAAGACACCTTGCGTAAAACACGATGCGCCAACCCGTTCACAGAGGATGAGCGTTACAAAGTTACTGGCTACCTCAGTAAACTGACGTGGGCTTCAATTAACGAAGTCCTCGACAAACCAAAAGATTGTATGCAGTGGTTGCAGTCCTGCGCTAAAAAGTTGGCACAGCACGGAAAGCCTATAAGTTGGGTTACTCCTTCAGGCTTTCCTGTTCTTCAGAGTTACTACAAAACTACAAGCCAAAATGTAAATACCAACATCAGTGGACAGGCTACTTATGTAAAATGGTATAGCGAAGACGATGCAATCAGTCCTCGCAAACAGAAGTCAGGCATCAGCCCTAACTATGTTCACTCGCTAGACGCGGCGTGCCTGACAAAAACAGTCATTGAATGTAATAAACAAGGAATATGGGATTTTGCCATGATACACGATAGCTATGGAACTCACTCTACAAACTGCCCTAGGTTAAACAAAACTTTAAGAGAACAGTATTTAAGTGTTTTTGAGGTTGACCAGTTAGAGCTTCTTTTACATCAACTATCTGAGAATAACCCAGAAATAAATTTCCCAGACATTCCAGCTTACGGCAACGCCGACATCTCCGAGGTGTTGGATAGCAAGTATTTCTTCTCCTAACGGAGACAACCAAAAACCAAAATAGAGATAAACAAATGAGTAAAATACTGACAACACCCAAGGGTACAGCAGTGTACCCACGCATAGCAGAACCAGACACGAAGTTTAACACTGACGGAGTTTACCACTGTAAGCTTCACGTAAGTGAGGATGACTTCAATGTGTTTAGTAAAACAGTAACCGAAATCGTAGAGAAAGAGTACGAAGCAGAGTGTGCCATTAAAGGCAAGAAGCTTAAACGTGCTACTACTAGCCCTATCCGTATCACAGAGGAGGGGGACTATGAGCTATATGCTAAGCAAGTCGCTCAACGCCAGACAGCTAAAGGACTTTTAACGTTCACTGTTCCTGTCTTTGATGCAAGTGGCACACGCTTAGGCAAGGCTCCCAACATCGGAAGTGGTTCAACCCTCAAGCTAAGTACGGAAGTGTACACATGGTTCACTCCTACTCAAGGCTTCGGCTACACACTGCGCCTTAAAGCAGTTCAAGTAATAGACCTAATAGAATACGCAGGTGGCGGCTCTGTCTTCGGAAAGGAAGAGGGCTCGTTCATTAGTGATGGCGAATCCTTGGATACAGCGTTTGAAGAAGAAGCCCCGTCGGGCGTCGGCTTCTAAATATCGCTCGCGCTTCGAAGCTCAACTTGCTCTCACCCTTGAACGGGTGGGGGCTTCCTTCGACTACGAAAGTCTGAAGGTGAAATACACGAAGGAAGCTACGTATACCCCAGACTTTATATTGCCTAACGGGATTATTATTGAAGCGAAGGGTTACTGGATACCTGCCGATAGAACTAAGCACTTACGAGTGCGTGACTGTAACCCAGAACTGGACATTAGATTTTGCTTTCAGAACGCACACAACACACTCAGCAAAAAGAGCAAGACCACATACGGGGAGTGGTGCGACAAGCACGGCTTTCTGTGGGCTCACAAAACAATACCAACAGAATGGATACACTAACATCACAACTAACACATCAACCATGCGAAAACTGCGGCTCAAGCGATGCCTTAACAATAAACACCGACGGAAGCACCAAGTGTTACAGTTGCGGAACTTGGACACCAAGAAAGGGCAATACTTATACTGTGACTCCTAAAGAAACTAAACCTACAGGCTTCCTCACTGGCAACACGCTGGATATACCTGCTCGTGGTTTAACCAAAGATATTTGTAAGAAGTATGGATACCACGTCGCTACCTATAATGGCGAGACTTGTCACGTAGCAAACTACAGAGACCTTGAAGGACAGCTAGTAGCACAGAAGCTACGATTCAGAGACAAACGCTTTCAATGCAAGGGCGCACCTAGTGTGTTCTTCGGACAGCATCTATGGCCTAACGGAGGGCGTATGCTCGTTGTAACCGAGGGAGAGGTTGATTGCCTATCCGTGGCGATGGCTAACGGCGATGGTAAATGGCCTGTAGTATCTCTACCAAGCGGAGCGCAATCAGCTAAGTCTATCTTCAAAGCGCAGTTCCCTTGGCTCGACCAGTTTGAGACAGTGGTGCTTATGTTTGACGAAGATGAGCAGGGACGTAAAGCATCAGAGGAAGTTAGTCATCTACTGCCAGCAGGTAAGACAAAGATAGCTCGTCTTCCTATGAAAGACCCTAACGAGTTGTTGTTGGCTAAACGCCAGACCGAGATTGTTCGTGCTATGTGGGATGCTAAGCCTTGGAAGCCTGACGCTTCTC